CGTATACAGTGTTTGAAGTTCATCCTGAATATCAAGAGCCTCAAAAATATCATCAGTATAGCCTACAGGCAGATGGCTCGAATTGGTGTAATACGGAGTCCCATTTTCATTTGCAGTGATTATGTCTGGATATAATTTCTTGTCATGCTTAGCAAAGCGGTATGCTGTAGACTCGGCAGGTGTAGCCTCTAGATTGTAAAGATCGCCATAAAGCTCTTGATAATCACTTAAGCGTTCCCGCATATGGTTGAGAACATCTTTAGCAAACTTCTGAACTTCGGGAGTAGACAAATCTTTTTGCAGCCACTCAGCATTCAGACCAGCTTCATTCATGCCAACGAGGCCGATAGTAGAGAAGTGGTTTTCAAAAGTTCCTAAATATCGCTTAGTATAAGGATATAATCCGGCGTCTAACAGCTTAGTAATGAAAGTCCGCTTAATTTTAAGAGAGCGAGCTGAAATATCCATCAATTGGTCAAGTCGTCCGTAGAAGTCTTTTTCGTCCGAAGCCAGATAAGCAATTCTTGGCAAGTTGATAGTAACCACACCAATTGAGCCTGTAGATTCACCAGAGCCGAAATATCCACCGGACTTCTTGCGAAGCTCTCTCAGGTCAAGTCTAAGCCGACAGCACATGGAACGTACGTCACTCGGCTCCATGTCCGAATTAATATAATTCGAGAAATATGGAGTACCGTACTTTGCTGTCATTTCAAATAGAAGTTTATTGTTTTCCGTCTCACCCCAGTTGAAATCTTTTGTAATAGAATAGGTTGGAATAGGATATTGGAACCCACGTCCGTTGGCATCGCCCTCAATCATAATCTCAATGAAGGCTTTGTTTACCATATCCATTTCTTTTTGACAATCGCCATAGGTGAAATCCATTTCCTTACCGCCAACAATAGCAGGGAGGTTAGCCAAATCATTTGGAACAGTCCAGTCTAAGGTAATGTTACAGAATGGTGCCTGTGTGCCCCATCTCGAAGGAGTGTTTATACCGAATATAAATGACTGAATACACTGTTTGATTTCTTTCTGGGTAAGGTTGTCTACTCTAACAAAGGGTGCTAAATATGTGTCAAAGGACGAAAATGCCTGAGCGCCAGCCCATTCGTTCTGCATAATACCGATGAAGTTAACCATTTGATTACAGAGAGTTGATAAATGACTTGCTGGAGTGGAAGATATCTTTCCTGTCACTCCACCTAATCCTTCATCTATAAGCTGTTTCAGACTCCAACCAGCACAATATCCGGTTAACATGGACAGGTCATGTAGGTGGATTGCAGTGCTTCTGTGTGCATTAGCAATCTCTTGATCGTAGATATTGGATAACCAATAATTAGCAGTTACCGCACCCGAGTTAGAGAGAATAAGACCTCCAACTGAGTAGCTCACTGTAGAATTCTCTTTTACACGCCAGTCGTTGATGTTAATGTAATCATCGACCAGCTCTTGGTAGTTTAAAATATGTTCATCATTTCCCATATCGAGTCATGTTCCTTTCTTCGTTAAATAATAGATCGAGCATTACAAACCAATCGGTCCTCCTTTACATTAATAATTCTTTGATTACTGCTGCCGTACATTTTTCCTGTAATTTTTTTGTCCTGTTCAAATTTTCCGACCACAATATAATCAGCCATTTGAGCCAATTGGGTATCTTTGATTTCGTCATATTTAAACCCGGTATAAATCCAAACATCTAATTTTTTAGGAAGAAGTTTTAAGAGGGAGACACATTCCTCTTGTTGAAAGAACGGATCTCCCCCCGACAGTGTTATACCATCGATGTGTTTATGTTTAAAAATATCTTCAGCTAATTCCTCGACGGTAATTTTATTTCCTCCGTTTAAGTCCCAGGTTTCTGGATTTTGACAACCAACACAGTGATGAGAACACCCCTGGCAGAATATAACGTATCGGACACCATAGCCGTTAACTAGTGAACAGGATAAGGTTCCTGCTATTCGCATGGTAACGACCTCCTTATGTAATCCAATTCTCCTTAGCGAAGAACAAAGGGAGTCCCAACATCAATGCAAATATAAAAAAGGTGCCGTCGTATTCAATAAGAACACTCAGAGCACCAATCCCAATAAGAATGAGGGAATATAACTTGTTTTTAAGTAATTCTCGCCGCCACATTTTGTCCTCCTTAAATATCATTTGTCTTTCTATGCACACTCAAGTCAGCGTCAAAACCCTCTGGATAACGAGCCTTGAGTTTATCAATATTCATCTGAAATATAGTTTCCAAGTCATAACCAATGGCGTCCGCACTCACGGCAAGATACCATGCAATGTCACCAAGTTCTTTAGCAACGTGTTCTTCGTTGAGTTTATGTCCTTGGAATAAGTGCTTTTTAATCAAATCAATACACTCGCCAGCCTCACCATTGAGACCCATAAGTCCGTTTTGAAGTTGCTCCATCTGTGTTAGAGCATGGTTAGCGGTCCGAAGAGCTGCGATTTGGTATTCGTTAATGTTCATTTTTGTCCTCCTTAATAGAGTTACAAGTAATGATTTTACTCCAAGGAAGGAGGTCAATCCACTTACAAAACTCTTTCCATTCATCAAGCTTGTGGTTTTTACGATGCTCATAAATTCCAGCTAAAACCTCGTAGTTCAACATAACCGTTCGCTTCTGGTTGTAGGAGGAGGGGAGAAGTTGAATCATCTGCCACCAGTCTGCCTTAACATCATCTGGATGAGATTCTTTAAGATATAGATTACGATAAAAGTTTAGCATGTTGCATGTCAACTGAAGAATATCCATTGGAGAACAGTTATGCAATACTACCTCTCCGTTTTCCATTGAGCATGTAAAATCGTCCCATCCCTCATCTCTACTTATCAAATGCTCATGCGAGAAATCATCAAGGGTAAACTCTTTCTCATGAATTTTGTGCATGGTGGAGCAGGAGTTAGCAACTGTGCCAACTTTGTAAGTGTCAAACTCTTTCCACCAATACAGAGGTGCTGTAATATCCACATACACAGCAATCATTCTGCGGAACTTAGCATGAACGGGACCGCCTTTAACGAGCTTCATCATCAGATCGTAGTCGTTCTTACCAACTTGAAAAGAATGATCGTATGTATGCTTGCAACCATCGGAAATATAGGTATACGCACAATTAATACAACCAATTCCATCATCGCCGCCCTTACAAATACCACTATCAGATTTATTCCAGCTATTCATAGGGTTTCTCATCCCACGAATAGCCTGCTCAAAACCTATAACTTCTGTTTTTTCAATTAGAATCATTGTTTTCTCCTTTCAAAGTCTCCAATAAATATTCCTTTATGATTTCTGCATGACATCTCTTAGGAGCACACCAGCAAAAGAGATTTAGTTTTCCGTATTTAATAAGTATGTTCTTGAGAATTAATAGCTCCGCTTGCATAGCAGAATCATAAAGTTCATCGTAGAACCATTTTTTGTATAATTCACAAACTTTATCTCGCTCGGATTCGTTCTTCATTTTAATTGGTCATGGTTTAATCCTATCTGCCATTCAAAATCAAAACCGGGTTTTATTAATTCGGGAAGATTATCTTTGATCCAGTCAAAACCTTTTTTAACGTTTGATTTATGATTAACCAGATATTGGTCATATAGATAACTCATATTTTCTCCTTTCAATTTCCTTTATTCTCCTCAAAATTAACCGGCTTGTGAGAATACAAATTTACAGGGTAGTTGAGACATTCATAGCAAGGATCAGTCGCTTCGTCGAGTTTTTCATATTTACAGAGTTTGCAGTACTGGTCAAAATACACCTCTTTTTGTTCATTGATGTCCATTTATATCCTCCTTTTTACCACTTCACGTACTTACTCTCATTAAAATTCTTCTTATCCTTAAGAGCCTTACTGATAGCCAGGTCAATCCCACTCCGAGATTTAAGATGATAGTAATATAAATCTGTATAAGGCGTATTAAGCCTGTCTATACGTCCGGCAGCTTGCACCATCACTTTATAAGAGTAGTTTTGCGAGTAGAATATAATAGTGTCCGTTGTTATACAGTTCCAGCCTTCGCATCCGGCGCTGTATTGAACCAAATAAACCCAGCTTTTACTATTCGGAATCGGCTCGTGTTTATGGCCGTTCCACTCTGCAATCTTAACCCCGCTACCAAATCCTAAGTTCTTTAATATCTCCAACTCATAATCAAAATTGTAGAAAATAATAACTTTAGGATGATTTTCGAATATTTCCAAAACCGCAACCTGTCTTGACTCATCCGAATTAACGATTTTTCTCCAGACATAACAAAGCTCGCCTGCGTTCTGAATTGGCTCGTTTTTATAAGGATTCCATCGAGTTCGAGATACATCTTTAT